GTATCCAAAGATGATGGTTAACCGTAACCTTCACATGACCGAAACTTGTATGTGTTGGGGATTCGAGTGTGGAGATGGTTGGTTCAATATCCTAGATCAGCTTATGGGTAATATTCAGCATCATATTGATTGGAAAGTAAAACAACGTGAGTCTGCCATCAAGTATAATGAAATGGTAACTCAATGTCAAGCAGGTAACTTTGACCTGTTTGAAACAGATCATTTAAGTCTTAGTCAAGAATACAAAGACAAGCGACTGGGGGAGATTATTGCCGGTGGACGCCGCGAACTGACAGAAACGGTTCCCCAAGTAACGCTGGATCAAGTTAAAGAAAAGTTTGGTACTCTACGTTTTTACTACTCGGGCGGTGATGACTACATTAGCGGGCTTGTTAGCATGGCAGAATCAATGTCAGGCGTAATATGTGAATCGTGTGGTAATACAGGTGAACGCAAAGGCGGAGGTTGGATTAAAACTATCTGCAAACCGTGTGAAGATAAACGTGCGGCAGAGTATGCTAGACAAACAGCAGAATACAAAAAAGAAAAGGAAACAAAATGAGTTTAATTCCAATGGTCATTGAAAAGACCAGTTCAGGCGAACGTGCCTTTGACATTTACAGTCGTCTGCTTAACGAACGCATTGTGTTCTTAAACGGTCCAGTAGACGATCATAGTGCTAATGTTATTGTAGCACAGTTCTTACATTTAGAAAGTAATGACAGCGAAAAAGACATTCACTTCTACGTCAACAGTCCGGGCGGAGTTGTCACAGCAGGTATGAGCATTTATGACACAATGCAATTTATTAAACCTAATATTTGTACATACGTTATGGGGCAAGCCTGTTCTATGGGTAGTTTACTTGCCCAGGCAGGGAGTGCCGGAAAACGCTATATGTTGCCCAACGCACGACATATGATTCATCAGCCATCAGGTGGCGCAGGCGGTCAAGCTACAGACATGGAAATCCAAGTAAGAGAGATCCTAAAAATGAAGAAATCTCTAACTGAAATCTATGTTAAGCACAACAGCAAGGGCAAAACTTACGAAGATTTTTCTCGTGATATGGAACGTGATTTCTTTATGAGCGCAGAAGAAGCTCTAGAATACGGTCTAATTGACAAAGTTGTAGAGAATCGTCTGTCATAAGTCGATACTATGGTTCTGCTAAATAGTGCTATTAGCATCTATTTAGGAACGCAAAACCATGGTAAAAACTTTTGATAACAAAGTAACAGTCGCTGAACTTGATCTACAGCACGGCGATCTCAGCGGAGACTTTATTGCCGGCGGAACAATCGCTAGATTTTCCAGCACAGGTATAAGCGATCAAGCAACTTCTACAACACTAACAATCACTGACGGTAAACTAACTGTTGACAGTATTGAAACCAAATCTGCCAAATTAGGCACAATTGAGGGCAATACTGTAATCCGCGGTGACGTTAAAGTGTATGGTATAATTGACGCGGGGTTTGTAAGAACTACAGAAATTATTACAAATCAACGTTATGAAAAGCAATATATTGAATTTGCTATGGATAACGAGCAAGGTACCAACGTAGGTACAGGTTTGCTATGGCCAAGCCCGGGATACAACAAACAGTTTGTTTATCGTAATAATCCAGATCGGTTCTTCCTAAGTGAAACTGTTGACCTAGCGCCACAGCGTCAATTTATGATTGGTGGCAGTAGTGTTCTTAATCAAACTACCCTAGGCGGAAGTGTTACTGAAAGTAACCTAAAGAATGTAGGAACACTACAAGCTCTAAATGTTAGCGGCAACGTTAACATTGGAGATATGGTTTTTTATGATGCTCAACAAGGTAAGTTTGCTGTGGGCAATTCAGAGCCCACGCATTTGTTCTCCGTGTACGATCTAGAAAGCGATACAGACTTCTACATCGAAGGCGATAAAGAAGGCCGTGCTAGAGTAGGTACATTTAATAATCGTCCAGTTGATATTGTAACTGATAACCAAGTTCGTATTAGCGTAGCAGAGCAAGGCGACATTACTCTTGGCAAAGAAGGCCGTGATAACTCAATTACCCGTGTATACGGTAAGCTATCTGTAGGTATTAAAAATCCTGTTGAACAATTTGAAGTTGCTGGTAATATGCGTATTGCCGGGAAGTTGTTTGCCCAAGGAGACAATCCTCCAGGTGAAGGTCACTATAACAAAGGTGACGTTATTTGGAACACCAACCCAAGACCAAATGCGTTTATTGGTTGGGTATGCGTACAAGGCGGATTTCCAGGTACATGGAAACCGTTCGGGCAGATATTTGAATAAACTACCGATAAAAGTTCCAGTGCTCCTATATTAAATATTTGCACTTATGGGAGCAACATCATGGACAAGAAACTTTCTCGCCACTTAAAAAATCTTAAACTATTTAATAATCAACGTAAAGCCTGGTTAATACTCAGCGCATTGGTAGTATTAGTAATTGGAAAAATTGTATTTGATCAAACAATTCTGGATTCTCATCATTACGTATGGGCAATGGTAGCTTTTGGTTTAACCATTTCGGTGACTTGGTGGTACTGGACAATGCGACTTATCCGCCAACTTATTGATCATCGTCAACAAGAATCTGAGATACTAGTTGACATTGTCAACTCAATTAAAGATATCAAAGAAGACGTAAAAAATCTACCGAAGTAGTTGACACGATAAATAAAGATCTATACAATAATTGTTAGCGGTCTTTTAACGTCATTCACCCCGCTTTATAAATTCTGCATGTCGTCAAACTTGCTACCTTATAAAGGAGACTAGAGATGGCAAATCTTCAACCCGTACAATACAAGTACACAAGCACTAAAGAATATCACGACGCATTTCCCTGCGCCTATCGCCAATGGCGAGCTGATAGTCACTGTAATCTAAATCACGGCTATTCATTTAGCATGAAATTTTACTTTGGCACCAACGACCTAGATGTCCGCAATTGGGCGGCTGACTATGGTGGTTTAAAAGAACTAAAGAAAATCCTAGAAGACCAATTTGACCATACTACCTTGGTCAGTGCCGATGATCCAGAATTAGAATTCTACAAAGAAATGGAACGCCGCAAGTTGGCTAAACTAACTATCCTTCCTGCTCTAGGTTGCGAAGCACTAAGCGACATGCTGTACAAGTATGTCAATGGTGTTTACATTCCGGACATGTGGGGTGACGGTGAAAGCAAACGCCTTTGGTGCTATCGTGTAGAAGTACGTGAAACTCAAAGTAATATGGCTTTCCGTGAAGGTCATCGTGAATGGAATGAAGACCTCTTTGCGTGAACTGTTTGATCGCTGGATTGAATGGGTTGCTACTGTATCATTTTTATGTTCAGTAGCACTGACCTCGCTTAACTATTACCCAGAGTATTTGTATCTAAGTTTGTTTACAAATTTACTTTGGTTAATAGTAGGCATGGTTTGGCGCAAGTGGTCTTTAATCTTTGTTGAAGCTGTAGTATGTGTAATGTATACTATAGGAATAATCAAATACTGGATTACCTAATGAAAAGAGTTTGGCGACTGTGGGCTAAGGCCATTGGAGAAAAAGCAGGCAATACGGACAATGAAGCTGATCGTATTGCTTGCTTTCGTACCTTAATTGTGTTAATATATGTTATCACAAACTTTTTTATAATTGCAGGCGTTATAAGGCATTGGTAATGGGCAAACTCGGATTCGCATGTAAATGGATCGATCATCCACATCAGACAGATGGAATTAAACCTACAGACGATTGTAAGAAATACAATACAGGATCTACTACAGTAGCCTGGCTTGATCGACAAAGTCGCGATGTAGCTGAACAAAAACTTTGGGACCTAATGGTAGGCAATATTGAAGCTGTTCAAAAACTTGTAGGTAAGGTTAGCGAACTTGATGAGCCACTTCGTATGGTTCGTATTGGCAGTGATATTCTGCCTGTTTACACTCATGCTACGTATGCGTATTATTGGCAACGCCCCGATGTTATTTCATACGCTGAAAAAGCATTTGCAAGGGTGGGAGATATTGCTCGTGCTAACAATGTTCGATTATCTTTTCATCCTGGGCAGTTTACAGTTCTAGCATCTGAAAACGATGGAATTGTAGAGCGTTCAATTGAAGAATTTGAGTATCATGCCGACATGGCCCGTATGATGGGATATGGTAAAAAGTTTCAAGACTTTAAAATTAATGTACACATTAGTGGCAAACGAGGTCCAGACGGAATTCGTGCCGCTTATAAACGATTAAGCCCAGAAGCTCGTAACTGTATTACTATCGAAAATGAAGAAAACTCTTGGGGATTAGATGATTGCCTTACTATTAGTGACTTGGTGCCTATCGTTCTTGATATTCATCACCATTGGATTAAAACAGGAGAGTACATCTCCCCCGTGGACCCCCGTGTTGATCGGGTGGTTCAGTCTTGGCGTGGTGTCCGGCCTACTATGCATTATTCTATTAGCCGTGAAGATTATCTTGTGGATCATGACCTACTTTGCGCTCCCAACTATACAACTCTTTTAGAAAGCGGATACAAAAAGCAAAATCTCAGAGCACACTCTGACTTTTACTGGAATAAAGAAGTTAACGACTGGGCATTACAGTTCTTAAATACACATGACATCATGTGCGAGTCTAAGGCTAAAAACTTAGCCAGCTTTGCCCTTTACGATTATTACAGGAACAAATCATGACAACCGTTATCCTCGAAGAAGATCCAGAGACCGGAGAGTTGATTATGCCCATCCCGGACAACATGTGGAAAGAGTTAGGATGGGAAATCGGAGACACACTTGTTTGGGAAGTACATCCTGACAACACAATACATCTAACTAAAAAAGAAAGTACAACTAAATGAAAACAGTTTTTTATGCCTGGCTAACAGACGATTTTAAAAATACAATTATCGACTTTGATAATTTTGAAAAGAGCTTTAAACACTTTCATCCAGATGTAGATTTGGTAGTGTTTGATACAGCAGATATTAAAAAGCTGTTTTCAGAAAAGCCCTGGCTAAACCATTGTAACTGTAAAGCATCGTTTGCCAAGTTATTGTATAACGACTACGACTTAGTTGTTAACGTAGACGCAGACTTTTACTTTTTTGATCGTCTAACAGAATTGCTCGAAGGTGATTACGACATTGCCGCGTGTGCTAATTTTAATGTAATTAATAACAACGTTGACATTGCTGGTGGAGAACTTAATGGACTTCCTATTCCTACAGTTGATCATCCTGTTTATATACAGGGTGGACTAATTGCTAGTCCTAATAAGAAGTTTTGGGATCAGTACGAGGAGTACAGCAGAATCTTATCAGACGACATGCGTATTAAAGAAAACGATGTGTTGAATGTTATTTGGCACGGCGGATACGGATACAATACCAAAGTGCTAGATGGTTCTACAGATTTCAAGTCGCCAGACTTTAAACAGTATTACAACTGTGCTAGCCTAGGCAGAGAAGCGCAGGCCGTGATAAAAGATGGAAAAGTCCATCTTGATGACAAAGTTATGAGAAGCTACCATGTTGCTCACGGCAACAACGGACCTCAAGGTATTCGAAAACACCGGTTGAATGAACTGTTTAGACCTGAGGTAGTAAACTGGTTCAATTCAACGGTGAATACTAATTAAGCCTTTTTAGCCTTAACAGTTTTTGCTTTAGCAGGTGCCTTTGGCTTAACGGCCTTAGGTGCCTTTTCTACTTTTGCCTTAGGCGCTCTAGGAGCACGTGGCTTCTTAGTAGGAGCAGTTCCCATATCAGAAGTTTCTAGATCTAACGCAACTGCCACGGCAACTGTGTTAACTTCTGCTGGCTTCTGTACTTCTTCTACAGGAGCTGGTTGTGCCTCAACTTTATAAGGTGGTGCTGGGGTTTCTGTTGCTACTTTAGAAGTACCAAAGAAGGACTTGATGAATTTGATCATATTAATGATTCCTTTTAATTAAACATATATTTAACACAATAAGTACCGTGTTTAAATTTTACTTATGTCAATATTACTGTTTACAGGCGCATCCCATATAAATCTACGCTCAACGCCCTTTTTTTGAGCAAAGCGTTTTGAATCACAATTTTTACAAACATGAAAATAATGGTTGTTTAATCGCTTGGGATTCATACGTCCCCGCTCTCTTTCAAATAGATCGCTACAGCTATCGCATCGAAATATAACAACACAGTACTCTCTCCAATGCGTGTGTTCATGTCCTAGCGTACTCTTACGAGTGAAATATCTTTTACGTGTTTCAGTTTTCAAAAACATAAGGTATTTACATTAAGATTACAAAACAGTTTGGTAAATAAGATGAACAGCACTTATTGTGAGAGACTACACATGGCAAATAAAAAAATCATTAATATCGGTAATCAAAGCAACGACGGAACTGGCGATACAATTCGCGATGCGTTCGATAAAGTCAATAGTAACTTTGATGATCTTTACAACGTAGCAGGCTTAGGAGACGGTTTACGATTTGTTAAACTACGCGAAGCACCAGCAACATTAAGTTCTAGTACCATTTTAGGTATCAATACCAGTGCTACAAAAATTGTACAACGCACATTAGTTGCCAGTACTGGTGTTCAAATTACACTAACTGATGATAGTATCATCATTGCCAACACAGCTAGTAACTTAAAATCTGATGCAAATCCAGTGTTAGGTGGCGATTTAGATGGTCTTTTCAGTCATAAAGGTATCAAATTCAGCGAACCTACTAACGATTATGATACTGTTACTAAGAAGTGGGTC